AAATATAATGAGTCTCCACGACATGGATAACTAATTTTATTCAAAATTTCCGATTAGCCCGAGTAAATTTCAGATGTTCTCTGGACTTTCTTTAATAGGTACTATACCCTCTCGTGTACCAAAAGAAGAGTTCACAACCTACATTGATCCATACAACATGGAAGCTTTCCGCGCATGTGGCACCCAATCCGACGCTGAAGACCTTCATAACTGGTCAAGAAGCTATTATAGTTTACAATCCCATATGGATAGTATAATTAAATATAATAAGCCCATTCTGCCCGAACCCACTTCCGACACTTGGATCCATACAAAGGAAGAATGTTTAGCTTACGCTGACACACTTCCAAAAGTACGAACATTATCAGCTCGTCATGATCTGAAGAATGTACGTTACCACCAAGGCACCTCTGCTGGCTATGGTTACTACCGAAATCCGCAGCCCAACCCAACCAATAAAGGACCGCCTGGATCACCTAACTACCAAAGAGCACTAGGTATTGCTTCGAAAATCATTCATAGCATTAACACTGCTCACTCGTCCGGCACTTTACAACAGTTCCTCGATTCTGTCCCTTCTGATACCACCCCTGATATCGCATTTACAAGGACTCAATTATCTGAACTCCCAAGCGCCAAGGTTCGAAACGTTTTTGGAGAAGCGTTTCACTATGTTTTGTTAGAAGGCTTAACTGCACAGCCTCTCATCCAACATTTTATGAACTTAGATTCATTTTATTACATAGGTCAAGATCCAACCACGCATGTACCAACACTGTTACAATCCTTACCCATAGCGGAAGGAATGTTATATGCTTCATTCGACTGGAGCCAGTTTGATGCATCAGCCCAACCCTATGAGATCGATCTCGCTTTCGATTTCTTAGAGCGTATTTGTCTGTTTCCCGATACAGATTCAGAAAATACATTCGCATATTGCAAGAAAGTATTTATGCACCGTCACTTAGCTGCGCCAAACGGCCAGCTTTTCCTTCGTTACAGTGGCATACCATCCGGTAGCTACTTTACACATATCATCGACTCCATCATTAATTGGAACCGCATTAGATATTTGTTACATAACCAAGGTGCACACATTCATGCAATCTACACTCATGGAGATGACTGCTTAGTCGCTTTCACGTGTCCATCATTCTCGATCGACCAACTTCGATCCGATTCTACCGAAAAGAGATGGATTCTAAA